TAGAGATGTTGATGTAATTGATATAGATGCTGCAGAAAGACATTACCAATCTGTAAAAGAAAGATCTGCAGCAATGGGTGGAAGCCCAGGTATATTAACAGGTATTGATGCAATTGACAGAGCGTACCCTACTGGTATGGCTCCAGGACACCTTATCGTGGCCATAGGATGGCCAGGAAGAGGTAAGACATGGTTTACTTCATATCTTGCTTGCAAGGCCTGGGAGCAGGGTTTTAAGCCTATGATAGTATCTCTGGAAATGGCTCCAGAGAACATGAGAGACAGAATATATACAATGCTAGGCTCTGGGTTATTTAGAGCCAGTGATTTTTCAAAAGGAGATATAAATTTAGATGACTTCAAATCATGGGGAAAGAAAAAGACTTCAGGGAAAAACAGCTTTATCCTTATTTCTAACGAAGGCACTGCGGAGGTCACGCCTGCGACAATACAAGGCAAAATTGATCAACACAAACCAGATTTAGTTATTCTTGATTATCATCAGCTATTTAATGATAACAAGCGTAGCAATTCAGAAGTAGAAAGAAATAGAAATATTTCAAGAGACTTTAAGTTATTAGCAGTATCAAACAATATTCCAATTATTGATATTACTGCTGCAACTGCTGATGATATATCTGATCAAAAAGAACCGCCAATGATGAGTCAGGTTGCTTGGTCAAAAGCAATTGAATACGATGCTGACATGGCAATGGCAATTCATAGGCATGCAAATACAGATTTGGTTGAGGTGGTTTCAAGAAAAAATCGCCACGGCCAGGATTTTAGATTCTTTTTAGAGTGGGATATCAATCGTGGTATCATCAAGCCTATTTATGAAAATTTACCAGAATTAAATAATGACACACAAAAGAATAAAGCGATTTCAAATTAATGTAGAGTTTTTAGATGATTCTGACATAATAAGAATTAAACATCAGTATGAAAGCTTATTAATTCATGATATGAGAGATAAAGGCTATGTAAGAATACTTGACATAGACCCAGCATTTTCGGTAGAATTTAACGGTGAGACTTGGAAGTTTCTAATGACTATCCAAGGAGTTTATGTTGGAAAGAAGAAGGCATGGGATACAGAGGGAATGGCACAAGGGAAATTAATTCCACGTACACTCCGTCCCAAATTAGGGGTGTAATAAAGGCCCTAGGGCTAGATGTATTATCTGAATCAAATGATAATATATCTATGTTCTGTCCTTTTCATAATAACGTACATACATTTAGCTTTAGTATAAGTACAGTAACTGGCGCATGGTTGTGCTTCAATCCATCTTGTGGTCAATCTGGTAATTTAATTGAGCTAGTAAAAAGAGTATTAGATAAAAATGATTTTCAGGCATTGAGATTTATATCTTCAAAATCTTCAAGTCAAGAAGAAATATTTGAAGAAGAATTAAATAGTATATTAGAAGATAAGCCAGACTTTATAGAGTTTTCTCAAGACACATTGGATAATTTATATAATGGATTAGGCGGTAGTAAGGTCGCACAAGATTATTTTAAATCTCGTAGTATTAATGAAGACTCAATGCATTATTTCAAATTAGGTTATTCTGCTAATCAAAATATGGTTATTGTTCCAGTTCATAGTCCTGATGGAATTCCAGTAGGGCTAGTTGGAAGATCTATATCAGATAAAAGGTTTAAAAATAGTACAAACTTACCTAAGAGCAAAACTTTATTTAATATACATAGAGCAAAAAGAATAGGCGATAACGTTATAGTAGTTGAATCTAGTTTTGATGCTATACGTGTCCACCAAGCTGGATTTCCAAATGTAGTTGCAACTCTAGGCGGTCACTTGTCTACAGATAACATAAAGTTATTAAATAGATATTTTAATAAAATAATAATTATGACTGATAGCGACGAAGCTGGAAGAAATCTAGGAATTAGTATTGCTAGTAAATTAAAAAATAAAAACATCTTGTGGGCTTCTTATTCTTATGGTAAGATATATCCTCACGATGCAAAAGATGCTGGCGATATGACAGATGAAGAAATAAAGCTATGTATTAATAATGCGGTATCCGATTTCGAATATCGATCTTGGGCAACGTGATATAATAGACAGACAGACGGATATATACCGTCAACTATAAAGGAGAATATATATGGGTATCGTTAAAGGTCTTAAAGACTTAAACAAAGCACTAGATAAGCCACAGTCAACGGGTGGTTCTGAAAGCAAGGCACGTTGGGTTAAGTTAGAAGATGGAGAAAGCGTAAAAATTCGTTTTCTTCAAGAACTAGATCCAGACTCACCAGAGTATAATGACAAAATGGGTCTAGGATTTATTGCAGTAGAACATACAAATCCAAAGGATTATCGTCGCAAAGCTCTTTGCACAATGGAAGACCAAGGAAAGTGCTGGGGATGCGAGCAGCATAGAAAAGATTACAAGGCTGGCTGGAAAGGCCGTTCACGACTATACATTAATGTATTAGTAGATGACGGCAATGAAGAGCCATATGTTGCAATTCTTTCACAGGGATCAAGTGGTAAAACAGTTACTCCAACATTAATTGAGTACGCTGGAGAGATGGGTTCAATCACAAACCTTATGTGGAGAATAAAAAGATCTGGAACAAAAACAGATACAAGCTATACAATAATTCCACTTGCAAAGGATGAGGATAAGTTTGATGCTTCATCTCTTGAACTTTATAAGTTGGAAGAAACTGCGATTCGTGACCTACCTTATGCGAATCAAGAAGCTTTCTTTAATGGAGAAGGCGGACAAGAAGAGGAACCATCTACATCTAGCGATGTAACTTGGTAGTAGTCGAAAGGCGGAGAGTTAATGTCATTTGTGCATCTTCATGTGCATTCTCATTATTCATTGATGGATGGCCTTAACTCTCCTGCCGAATTAGTTTTAGCAGCAAAAAATGCGGGGCAAAAGTCAATTGCTATAACAGATCATGGAACATTATCATCCCATAGAGATTTCCAAATAGCATGTAAAGAAAATGATGTAAAGCCAATATTGGGTGTAGAAGCCTATATATCTCCTACAGATAGATTTGATAGATCTTCTAAAACAGATAAATCAATTCAGGCCTACAATCACATAGTATTATTGGCAAAAAATAAAAAAGGTTTAGAAAATATAAATACCTTGCAAGAGATTGCATGGAACGAAGGCTTTTATCATAAGCCACGTATTGATAGAGAGGTGTTAAAAGAATATGCGGAAGGTGTTATTGTTCTTAGCGGATGCCTTAATGGCCTTATTAGTAAAGCTATTGAACGCCAGGAGTTCTCAGAAGCCAAACTTATACTCAAAGATTTTAAACAAACTTTTGGTGAAGACTTTTACATTGAGGTTCAGTCCCACAACCCGAAAGAAGTAAATGAAAAGCTTTTAGAATTGGCTGATGAATTAAAAATTAAGGCGGTAGCAACAGGAGATGCCCATTTCGCTAAGGGTGAAGATAAAGTATTAGAAGAGGCAATGCTTATTTTATCTACAAATCCTAAAATGGATAAAGAGGCAGACTTTGATGAGTCACGTAAAATGAAGGATATGCTGGATAGATTTAATTATTTGTATCCAGATAGAAGAATATCATTTCAAGACTATAATTTATTTATACAAACTCGTGAAGAAATCGAAAGCGATTTTAAAAAAGCTGGTATAAATAGAGTTGATATATTTGAAAACACATTAGAAATAGCAGATAAAGTACAGGCATATGATTTTTATCAAAACCTAGATTTGCTTCCAGTTCCTAAAACTAATGCAGATGATAAATTGGCAGACATGTCATTTGCTGGATTAAAGAAATTAGGATTAGATAATGATCAAATATATGTAGATAGGCTAAATGAAGAGCTATCTATAATTAAGCAAAAAAAGTTTGCTTCGTACTTCTTAGTAGTTGCTGACATGATTAATTGGGCAAAGTCTCAGGATATGCTCGTAGGTCCTGGGCGTGGCTCTGCTGCTGGATCACTTGTATGTTATACAATTGGCATTACAGATGTTGATCCAATTAAATACGATCTTCTGTTTTTTCGCTTTATAAATCCAGAACGTAATGACTTTCCAGATATTGATACTGACTTTGAAGATCGACGTAGAAAAGAAGTAAAAGAATATCTTAAAAAGAAGTTTAAGCATGTAGCATCAATATCAACATATACTTATTTTAAAGATAAGGGTGTTATTAGAGACGCTGCTCGTGTATTTATGGTACCGCTAGGTGATGTTAATAAAGCTTTGAAGTCAGTCGACACATTTGAAGATTATTTAGATTCTCCAAATACAAAAGAATTTAGGACAAAGTACCCAGAAGTTACTTGGCTTGCAGAAAGACTACGTGGAAAAATTAGAAGCGTAGGAGTTCATGCTGCTGGTGTTGTGGTAGCAAAAGATGATATAAGGAAGTACGCTCCAGTAGAATCTCGTGAAGATGCACAGGATAAAGTATCTGGAAGAATTCCAGTTGTTGCATATGATATGGATACGGTTGCTGATATAGGTCTTATTAAGCTAGACGCCCTTGGACTAAAAACATTATCAGTAATATCTGATACATTAAAATCAATAAAGCAAAGATATAATAAAGATATAGATCTGTCGGCATTAGATTTAAATGATGAAAAAGTTTATAAAGTATTAAGCGAAGGGTATACAAAAGGCGTCTTTCAGGCTGAAGCAACTCCATATACAAACCTATTAATGAAAATGGGAGTAAGCACATTTGAGGACTTGGCTGCATCTAATGCTCTTGTTAGGCCAGGCGCAATGGATACTGTAGGTCCATCTTATATTAAAAGAAAACACGGAGAAGAGGCTGTAAGGTTTGTACATCCAATCATGAAGCCTTTTACAGAAAATACATTTGGAGTTATTATTTATCAAGAACAAGTTATGCAGGCTTGCGTACACTTGGGAGGCATGACCTGGTCAGAAGCTGATAAGGTAAGAAAGATTATTGGAAAGAAGAAAGATGCAAAAGAATTCGATCAATTCCAAGATAAATTTATTCAAGGGGCTTCGCTACATATTAGCAAGCAAGAAGCAGAGCAGCTCTGGAAAACATTCGAGGCACACGCTGGATACTCATTCAATCGTAGTCACGCTGTCGCTTATTCTATGCTTTCTTATTATACCGCTTGGCTTAAGCTTCATTATCCTTTGGAATTTTTATTCTCGCTCCTTAAAAACGAAGGAGACAAAGACACCAGAACAGAATACCTAATTGAGGCAAAAAGATTAGGTCTTAAAATTAAATTGCCACACATTAACGAATCAGATGTTAATTTCTCGTTACAAGGAGATTCAATTCGATTTGGTCTTGCTGAAGTTAAATTCATTTCAGACAGCATAGCAAATAAAATTATAGACAATAGACCATATTCTACATATGAAGACTTTAAATCAAAGGCTGGTAAAAAAGGAAGCGGAATAAATTCAAGAGCAATTTCTTCATTAAATGCTATTGGTGCAGCAGCATTTGAAGACAATCCACGAACTGGGAAAGAGTCTGAATCTTATTATGAGTTTTTAGGAATACCTACTTTTAATCTTGACCTGCCTCCAAGAATAAAAGCACAAGCAAGGCCGATAGAAGATTTTGATCCGCTTGGTTCATTTGTCATATTTGGAATGGTAAAGAATATAAAAAGAGGCGACGGCTGGGCAAGAGTAGAAATAGTAGATGAAACAGGCTCCATAGGCTTATTTCATAATGAGCAAACACAAATAGAAACAAATCAAATGTACTTCATATTAGTAGGAGATAATCGTATTGTTAGATACATAAATGTAAAAGATATTGATCCTAAGAATAGTGATTTGTTTATTGATTATTTATATAGAAGAGAATATGATCTTGCGGAGGACGAGCAAATTGTGGTAAACTTTACTCCGTATAAAACGAAAAAAGGACAGACTATGGCTCACATAGTAATGTCTGATAAATATAAAAATCTAAAAAGAGCCATCGTATTCGCAAGCATGTATCCCATAGCGCTAGCTAAAATGAGGGATGGAATGACGTGCAAACCAATTACTAAAGAATTAGATGATGGTACTTTAATGATTAAGGAGATAAAATGACACAAACACCAGAAGAAATATTCCAGGCAATGAACGCCTCCAGAATATTAGTAGCAATATTAACCAAGTTAGGATCTGTTGAAATCCCAACACAGTTATTTATGGACTCAAATAATGAAGATAAGCAGTTAGCTGTATCGTACAATGACGAAACTCTATCTTTTGAATTTAAGTTGCGTGAAGACGATGAATCACAGGAAGCTTATGAACTCGTTGCCGACTGATTATGGCTTAGATGCACTTTCTGCTCTTTTGCATGAAACTGCAAGAGATAAAGGATTTTGGGATGGAGAATATTCATACGACAAGATTGGCAACAAATTAGCTCTTGTTCATTCAGAAGTCACAGAAGTTTTAGAGGCTATTAGAAAAGACCAAGGTTCTGAGAAAGTAGTAGAAGAAATAGCAGATACAATTATTAGACTGCTTGATCTATATGCAGCAATGCGTAATGAAGAATTTGTTATTCATAGCCTTGATGAAGTTTTACAAAACAAAATGGATAAAAATAAAACTAGACCATCCCTTCACGGGAACCGTTTTTAATGATATACTATACTAAAGAAAGAAAATAATGACACTACAAATAGACGATATATTAGCAAAATTAGATACAAAAACTAGAGATAGAGTACAATCTGCTATCGATGTTAAAGTAGAAAAACAGAAAACCCCAAGCATTGGGCTTAATTTAGCTCTTAAAGGCGGATTAGGTTTTGGCAGACAGGTTTTGGTTTGGGGTAATAAATCTGCTGGTAAATCTTCTTTTTGTTTACAAATGATTGCACAAGCGCAAAAAGATGGAAAGACTTGCGCTTGGATAGACGCCGAGCATTCTTATGATCCATTATGGGCATCAAAGCTTGGAGTTGATTCAGAAAAGCTTATATATTCTTCTGCAAAAACTGTTAATGATATGGTCGATGTTGCAACACAACTTATGGAAGCTGAAGTAGATATAATTATAGTTGATTCTATATCAGCTCTTCTTCCTGCAATATATTTTGAAAAAGATTCGGATGAACTCAAAAAGCTTGAGGATACAAAACAGATAGGTGCAGAAGCAAAGGATATGACCCATGCGGTCAAGATGTTAAATTATGCAAACAAAAATACACTACTTGTTCTCATTTCCCAACAAAGAAATCAATTTGGGTCTATGCATGCCAGCCACATACCTACGGGAGGAATGGCAGTCAAATTCTTTTCCTCCACAGTCATTAAGCTTTGGTCTTCCGAGGCTGAGGCTAATGCTATCAAATCTGGCGTTAAGGTTGGCGATAAGATTATTGAACAAAGAGTCGGAAGACCAGTTAATTGGATTATTGATTACAACAAACTTGGGCCCCCAAATCTATCTGGACAATATGATTTCTACTTCCAAGGAGAAACGCTAGGAGTAGATGGCGTAGGAGAAACCTTAGACGTTGCAGAAATGTGCGGAATAGTAGAAAAGGGCGGGGCATGGTATACGGTAAATGGAGAAAGATTACAGGGTAGAGCAAAAGCTGTTCAATATCTTAAAGATAATCCAGACGTAGTTAATATATTGAAAGAAGAAATTAATGCCAAATATTAATGAGTTTATTGGGCCAAAACCTACAATAGAAACTTTAGGTGGATTAGAAAAGGTTATTGGCAACAAGCCATGTGGAAAATGCGAGCTAGATGTTACTGAATATTTTTGGGACCCATCTAAGTATACAATGACATGGACATGCAACTCTGGCCATGTAACCACAGTAACGGTTAACTCATGAGCGAACGTGGAGAAGCTAAAAGAGATGGCGCAAAAATGCAAAAGAATTCTGGACGTGGGCAATATCAAAAAGGTGATGCTCAATGGAACCAGTTTGTTGTAGATTATAAAGAAGCAAACTCTTCATTTACATTAAATCAAGATGTTTGGTCAAAAATCTGCACAGATACTTTTAAGGTAAGTAGAGAAAAGTATCCAGCTTTAAAATTAATTATAGGTGGCAAACAAAAAGTCAGGTTAGCTGTAATTGAATGGGCTATGCTAGAGGATCTAGTAGAAGCATGGTCTTTACTTGATAATATAGTAGAGGCTTCAGAAAAAGGAGAATGAAGATGCCAAATCCAACTATTACATTGGTGGGTAGGCTTGGTCAAGACCCAGCTCCAATTGGAGAAAATGGTCTTAGACTGCGTGTGGTAACACATGATAGAGTTAAAAATGAAGAAACTGGTAAGTACGAAGACTCTGCCACATCTTGGTGGACGGTAAAGCTTTGGGGTAAATTTGCTGATCAAGCAAAGTATACTTTAAAAAAGGGACAAGAAGTTACTTTAACTGGCACAATCCATGAGTCTACATGGGTTGATAAGTCTGGTAATAATAGAAGTGAGCACGAAATTAAGGTTTATAAGCAAATGGAGGGCCACTGCATTGGCGTAACATCTTATACTTTACAAAAAGATCGTGCATCAGATAGATATTTTGATGAAGTAGAGGTTCCATTCTAAATGACAGACACGAACACCTTGGAGTTAATAAATAAAATAACTGAGTTTAATGATCTTCATGAATACATGAAGGATGATCAGTTAGATAAAGCTTTAGCAATAGTAGTTAAGCTTTTAATGAATCCAGATGTTCCTGCTGCCAAGGCACCGCAGCTTATTATTGAATTGCAGGCAATGTCTACAAAATTTTCAATGATGGCTGCGGTGTATTCTACAATTGCAAAAGATAAAGCGGGCACTGCAAACAACAATAAGAAAAATATATATTATTCAGCGAAGGAGTCAATAGATAAACTTGTGGATGCCCTCAAGTATGTCGTAAGATATAATGGCTAGAGAAATAGTAAGTAATTTAAAATTTAAAAAGACAACGGGAAATTTTGATCCATCAGCTTTTTCTAGAATGCTTAATGATGCATATCTTTCAACCAAAAAGCCAAATCAAAAAACAACTAAAACTAGTTTCAGCCCTAGCTCTTTAGGGTATGGACATGGTAATTGCCCAAGATATTGGTACCTGGCTTTTTCTGGAGCAATGTTTATAGATGAAAATGATTCTATAGCAATTGCCAATATGTCTCAAGGCACACAGGCTCATGAAAGAATTCAGAAAATGATTACTAAAATGGGTGTAATGAAGCATGAAGAGTTTGAGATTATAAATGAGTATCCGCCAATTAGAGGATTTATAGATGTAATCTTAGACTGGAATAATCAAGAAGTTATTGGAGAAATAAAGACGGCAAAACAGGAAAGCTGGGATACATATCAAGGTAAAATGAGTCCAGCATCTAACCATCTTCTTCAAATATTGACTTATATGAAATTGCGTAATGTTAAAGAAGGCTTTTTCTTATATGAAAATAAAAATACACAACAGGTATTAATTATTCCCGTTCAGATGAATGCAAGAAATACAAAAATAATTACGGAATTATTTGAATGGCTATGCTCCGTGTATGATAATTTTAATGATGGAGACTTGCCAATTAGGCCATATAAAAAGTCTGCTTCACAATGTAAGAACTGCCCAGTAAAAAAAGAATGCTGGTCTATGGAAGAAGGGCTAATTGAAATAGCCCCATATGAGCCAATAAAAATATGATATGCGGTAATAAAGATTGCGCTATAGAGTTTGAACCTAAAACTCATAATCAAAAATACCATAATGATGAATGCTGCAGAATTGCAACAAATAAAAAAATTATGGAAAAATATTATGAGAAAAAAGCTATTAGGTCTGGCGCAAAAAGAGAATGTAAATATTGTAAAGCTAGATTAAGTAGGTATAACCAGTCTATAGCATGCGCTAAATGTGAAAAAAATAATGTATCAAAACATAGAAATACTATTAAGAGGATGATAGATGACGCTAGCCAGCCTGATTAAAACTAAAGCAAATAGAGTTTTAGGAATTGATGCTTCTACAAATTCAATTGCTTTTTGTCTGCTTGAAAACAATAAGCCAATCAAATGGGGCAAGATTAATTTAACAGGCAATGATATATACGAAAAGATATATGATGCTAAATGCAAAACGTTTGCAATGATAGATGAATTAAAATCAGACTATATTGCAATTGAAGGGGCAATACTTGTCAAATCTGCTGATGCTGTGATAAAATTATCTTATGTCTACGGTGTTGTTATTGCTGAACTTATGTCTACTGGCTCTTCCGTTATTACTGTATCCCCTAGTTCTTGGCAGGCACATATCGGCAATAAAAACCCAACGAAGTGGGAAAAAGACAAACTAAGATCAGAAAATCCTGGGTACGCAGATTCTTGGTATAAGAATAAAATGCGGGAAATTAGAAAGCAAAGAACAGTAGATTACTTTAATAAAAAATATAATTTAAGCTTAGAAGATTTTGATGTGGCAGATTCATTCGGAATTGCCTACTATGCTAATGAAGTGTTAACTAAAAGATGATTATACAGATTATAGGACTCCCTGGCTCTGGAAAGACAGAGCTGGCAAAAGCTTTGAAGGAAAGAATTAATGCAATCCATTTAAATGCAGACGAGGTTCGATCAACTGTTAATTCAGATTTAGGATTTAGTCCTGATGATAGAATTGAACAGGCACGTCGTATGGGAGAAATGGCAAGATTGATTGCTAAACAAAATGTTGCGCCAGTCATTGTTGATTTTGTATGTCCAACAAATGCAACAAGATCTGCTTTTGGCAAACCAGATATTTTAATTTGGATGAATACTATACCAGAGGGAAGATTTGAAGATACAAATAGGTTATGGCAAGACCCAGAAGATTTTAATATTTCATATATTGATTTTATAGATGACGTAAGCTCAAGAGCAAAAGATATATGTAAGATTTTTAAGCTGCATGATTGGTCAGAGCCCACAACATTAATGCTTGGCAGATATCAGCCATGGCATGAGGGTCATCATGCTTTGTATGTTGAAGCTGGAAAAAGAACAGATCAGGTACTTCTTGGTGTTAGAAATACATATAATACAAGTCCAAAAGATCCTCTAACATTTGATCAAGTAAAAGAGTATATATCTAAAGATGAATTTATGGATAGAGCAATGGTATTAAGATTGCCTAATATTACTAATATTGTATATGGTCGTGATGTTGGGTACAAGATTGAACAAGTAGATTTGGGGGCAGAGATTCATGCTATATCGGCTACGCAGAAGCGTAAAGAAATGGGCATCTAAAGTTTGGAATTGGATTACTAAGCCAAACAATATGGAATGGCCATCATGAATGTAAGTAAATCTAGATCTGCTATAAAAGCTGTAACATGGAGAGTTATAGGTACACTTGATACATTTTTAATATCATTTTTGATAACTAAAGAGCCAGTCACTGCTGGAGCAATTGCCAGCATGGAGGTTATTACTAAAACTGTTCTTTATTATTTTCATGAGCGAGGATGGAATAAAATACAGTGGGGTAGAAAGTGAAATTATATAAAAGTAAAGATTGGCTATATCGTAGATATGTAGTTCAAAAGAAAACTATGGAAGATATAGCAAAAGAATGTGGCGTAACTGTTATGACCATATATAGAGCATTAAAAGAGAATGGATTAATTAAATGAGTCTTCAGCCAGTATTTCCAGATTCAGGTCAATTTCAGTGTGATGATTTATATTTGCTAACAGTTGGAACAGAAGCAGGAAAAGAGATATTAGAAACCTGCCACGAAATTGCACACATGCTAGTAAAGAAAAATATTGCCTACGGCAATTCAGCCCTAGATCCTGTGCGTATATTTTCGAAGGCGGGACCAAGAGAGCAACTTCATGTAAGAATTGATGATAAATTAAATAGATTAATGAAGGGCACAGATTATCCAGGTGATAATGATATTGATGACCTAATTGGATATTTAGTTCTATTAAAAATAGCTAAATCTCAATCCTAGTCAACCAGGATATGGTATAATTTTAATATATGGAAATTGAATTAGCTGATCATTATGATCGCATGAATAAGGTGGTTGAGGAATTATTAAAGGGCAATAACCCTACTCAGATTGCCGCTTTAACTGGGTTTAAGCGCTCAGAGGTTATAGAGTATATAGACGAATGGAAAGAGGTCGTCAGAAGCGATTCTGGAGCCCGTGAAAGGGCAAAGGAGGCTATCTCTGGAGCTGACCAGCATTATGCCATGCTTATTAAAGAGGCGTGGAAGACCGTAGAGGACGCAGACCAATCTGGCCAGTTAAATGTAAAAGCAACTTCTTTAAAACTAATTGCAGATATTGAAGGAAAAAGAATAGGCATGCTTCAAGAAGTAGGTCTATTAGATAATGCGGAACTTGCAACTCAAATTGCAGATACAGAAAGAAAGCAAGAAATTCTTGTTAAAATTTTAAAAGAAGTCACAGCAACATGTTCTAAGTGTAAATTAGAAGTAGCAAAGCGACTGTCTCAAATAACTGGGGTAGTTGAACCAGTTGTAATACATGAGGAGTCAAGTGGATCTTAATTTTAATGATCTCATCGACATCCTAGACGGAGAGGAATTTGATGAAAGACCAGTCGACCTACGAACATTTGTTACGGGAAAAGATTACCTTGCACTTCCTGAACTTTCGGAGTACCAGTATACACTCATTGAGAAGAGCAGCCAGATCTATAAAGAGTCTACATTAATTAAATTATTTGGAGAAACTGAAGGAAGAGCTAGATACAAGCAAACTTGCAATGAGGTAATTGCACAATTAGGTAAGGGTAGCGGAAAAGACTACTGTTCTACAATTTCAGTTGCATATATAGTTTATTTGCTATTATGCCTTAAAGATCCAGCAACCTATTATGGTAAACCTCCTGGGGATACAATAGACATTATTAATATTGCTATTAACGCACAACAGGCAAACAATGTTTTCTTCAAGGGATTTAAGACAAGAATTGAAAGAAGTGATTGGTTTATAGGAAAATATGAAGCAAAAGCTTCAGAAATTAAATTTAATAAAAATGTTACAGTATATTCGGGACACTCAGAGAGAGAGGCGTTCGAAGGATATAACGTACTTGTAGCTGTACTTGATGAGATATCAGGCTTTGCTCTTGAAAGTACAAGTGGTCATGACCAAGCAAAAACAGCCAGTGCTATTTATGAAATGTATCGTGGATCTGTAGATTCTCGTTTTCCTGATTATGGAAAAGTAATACTCCTATCGTTTCCTAGATTTAAAAACGATTATATTCAACAGAGATACGCAGATGTTGTCGCTGAAAAAGAAACTATTATAAGAACTCATACATTTAATATAGATCCAGATTTGCCAGAAGATACGCCAGGTAATCAGTTCGAAGTATCTTGGGAAGAAGACCACATAATTTCATATAAGCTTCCTAAAATATATGCAATAAAAAGACCAACATGGGAAATTAATCCTACCAGAAGCATTGATGATTTTAAAGTCCCATTTTATAGAGACCCAGTAGATGCGCTTGGTAGATTTGCATGTATGCCTCCAGAAGCGATTGACGCTTTTTTTAAGTCAAGAGAAAAGGTAGAAAAGGCCTTCAGCAATATGGCATTAGCTGTAGATAATTTTGGAAGATTTGAAGAGTGGTTTGTTCCTCAAGAAGATAAAGAATATTTTATTCACGTAGACTTAGCTCAAAAACATGACCATTGTGCTGTATCTATGGCACATATTAATAGATGGGTGAATGTAAAAGTAACAGATAATTATTCTCAACCAGCCCCAATTGTAGAAGTTGACTCAGTAAGATATTGGACCCCCACTTCTGATAAATCAGTTGACTTTACTGAAGTTAGAGATTACATACTATCCTTAAGATCACGTGGATTTAAAATTAGAATATGTACATTTGATAGATGGAACTCACACGATATGATGCAGCAATTAAAACAATATGGAATTAATACAGAGACATTATCCGTAGCCAAAAAGCATTATGACGACATGGCAATGGTTGTCTTAGAAGAAAGATTAAGCGGACCACATATTAAGCTCTTGATAGATGAATTACTTGAGTTAAGAATTATGAAGGATAAGGTTGACCACCCAAGAAAAGGATCAAAAGACTTGGCAGATGCTGTTTGTGGTTCAATATATAATGCAATTAGCTTAACTAGACCAGATTTTGGTAACGTTGAAATACATACATATTCATCATTAAAGTCTAGGGATAGAGCAAATGCTCCTGTTGTTGAAGACGATAGAAATATTATTCGTGCCCCATTGCCAAGAAAATTGGCAGAGGCGCTTGACGGAATGGAAATAGTATGAGTGTATATCAAGATAAAGCTAAAGAATGTAAATGCTGTGGGAAACATGTCCCACTTCCAGTTAGATTAAAAGAGTTTAATGGAATTAAAGTTTGTCCTACTACATTTGATAATATATTAGAATATAAAAGAATATGGAATGAAATAGGTTCAAGACCTCCAGGAAATATTAGAAAACATTTCTCTGAATATGTTCAGCAAATAGTAGAGAAATCTATTGACAATAATCCTGTACAAAATATATAATTGACTAACTAGGCACCAGTAGCTTAGTTGGTTAGAGCCCCGAACTCATAATTCGGTAGTCGTAGGTTCAAGTCCTACCTGGTGCACAAAAGGAGAAAAGTGGAAGACGAAGAAGCTTTGATGAGAATACAATATTATATAGATATTGGCGCCATAAGACTTGCAGGATATAACGAAGAAGGAGAAGCGGTTTTTGAGTTAAATGAAAATATAACAAAAGAACTAGCTCCAGAATTATGGGAATCTCATATGGAGTACGTAGATAGCAATCTGGCTCAACTATTTGAAGATGGTCTTATGAATGTTGAGTATGATGAAAATTTACAAGCAACGATGCATTTTTCAAAAGAGGGATATGATATTGCAGTTGAAAAAGGAATTATCCCACTAGAAGAACAAAATTAGCCCTTGTAGCTCAGCGGATAGAGCGAGGCTCTTCTAAGGCCTGCGTCAGAGGTTCGATTCCTTTCAGGGGCGCATGCGGTAGAACCGTCCCTGAAATACTACGGTATCGATCAAACGGCTATGTAGGAACAACACACAGACTGGCTGTGCCGCTAACCAGTATTGGACCATAGCTCAGTCGGCAGAGCGTAGAGCTGTTAACTCTAATGTCCCAGGTTCGAGCCCTGGTGGTCCAGCAAGGCCTAACGGAATTCGACCTCTTGTTAGGTACAACTGTCCCGAAAATTACCTTGGTATGTATGTTGGGTAGCATTTGTCGAAGATGTCCATCAATAATTATCTAGGGAACAGAGCCAGCGGTCATATTCGCCGTAAAAACGGATGGCGTGGCTGGCACTTTATATAAAGGAGAAAAAATGACAGAAGGGAAATGCCCTTTTACAGGAAATACTTTTAATAATGAAGGTACATACAATAAAGACTGGTGGCCTAATCAATTAGATTTATCTCCACTTAGAAAAAATTCTTCGAAATCAAATCCAATGGATTCTGATTTTGATTACGCAAAAGAGTTCAAGAGTCTAGACCTTGACCAATTAAAGCGTGATATTGAAGACGTTATGACAACTTCTCAAGATTGGTGGCCTGCTGATTACGGTAATTATGGTCCGCTATTTATTCGCATGGCTTGGCATAGCGCTGGAACATATAGGGTAGCAGATGGTCGTGGTGGTTCTGGAGAGGGTCTTCATAGATTTGCTCCACAGAATTCATGGCCAGATAATGGTAATCTTGATAAAGCTAGAAGATTGCTTTGGCCTATTAAAAAGAAATATGGAAAAAAGATTTCATGGGCTGATTTAATGATTCTTGCAGGAAACGTTGCACTTGAAAATATGGGATTTAAAACATTTGGATTTGGCGGTGGACGTGAAGACGTTTACGAGTCAGATGATACATATTGGGGAAGTGAAAAGGAATGGCTTGCAGACAATCGCTATAGCGGAGATAGAGAATTAGAAAACCCATTAGCTGCGGTTCAAATGGGACTTATTTATGTAAACCCAGAAGGTCCTAATGGAAATCCAGATCCAGTTCTTTCAGCAAGAGATATTCGTGAAACGTTTGCCCGTATGGCAATGAACGATGAAGAGACTGTCGCACTTATTGCTGGAGGACATGCTTTTGGAAAAGCGCATGGCGCAGGTGATCCTTCTAATGTTGGTCCAGCACCAGAAGGTGCTCCATTAGAAGAAATGGGTCTTGGGTGGAAGAATTCTTTTGGAAAGGGCAAAGCTGAAGACACAATCACTAGCGGTATAGAAGGTGCATGGACACCAACACCAACAAAGTGGGACAACTCTTATCTTAATTTACTTTTTAGTTATGAGTGGAAGCAGGTAAAAAGCCCAGCGGGTGCTGTTCAGTGGATTCCAACAGATGAGTCTGCGTCTAGCTTAGTTCCAGATGCACATGTCGATGGCAAATTCCATGCTCCAGTTATGACTACTGCAGATCTTGCCCTAAGATTTGATCCAGAATATGAAAAAATTTCAAGAAGATTTCTTGAAGACTTTGATTATTTTTCAGATCAATTTGCCCGTGCATGGTTTAAGTTAACCCACAGAGATATGGGCCCCGTGTCAAGATACCTGGGTAAAGAAGTTCCTTCTGAAGAATTAATTTGGCAGGATCCAGTTCCAAAATACGTTGATAAATCATTCGACATAGATGAGATTAAAAACAAAATTAAGTCATGTCATTTACCTTCATCGGTATTTATAAAGACTGCTTGGGCATCAGCCTCAACCTTTAGAAAAACTGATAAAAGAGGTGGAGCAAATGGAGCCAGAATAAGACTATATCCACAAAAAACTTGGAATGCAAATGATACAGAATCAATTGATATGGCTATATCGTATTTAGAAGATTTATCTAAAGAATATGGTTTGTCAATCGCAGATCTTATAGTTCTGGCTGGTGCTGCTTCTATTGAAAAAGCTTCAGATGAAAAAGTAGTTGTACCATTTGTACCTGGAAGAACAGATGCTTCTCAAGAACAAACAGATGTAGATTCTTTTAAAGTTCTTGAGCCAATAGCAGACGGATTTAGAAACTACGTTAGAGATGACGTATCTATTCCTTCAGAGGTACTATTAGTTGAAAAAGCTAATCTTTTAAACCTAACTCCAGTAGAAATGGTTGTATTATTAGGTGGACTAAGAGTAGTTAACAATAATTACGATAGGTCAAAGAATGGTATACTTACTGATACTCCAGGAAAGCTAGATAATAAATATTTTGTTAACCTGCTGTCTGGAGACATATCTTGGAAACAAGTTTCTAAGAATAATTTTGAAGGCTATACCAATGGAAATCTTGTTGCAAATGCAACTCGTGTTGATTTAATTGTGGGATCAAATTCAGAGTTACGTGCAATTGCAGAAGTTTATGCTGCAGATGATGCAAATGATAAATTTCTTAATGATTTCGTAGCAGCATGGCATAAGGTTATGATGCTTGATAGGTTTGATATATAAAATATATCCGTCCCCATCGTCTAGGGGCCTAGGACATCGCCCTTTCACGGCGGTAACACGGGTTCAAATCCCGTTGGGGACGCTAGGCCTCCCTAGCTCAGTGGTAGAGCATCCGCCTTGTAAGCGGAAGGTCGTCAGTTCAATCCTGACGGGGGGCTCTCTTGAAAGTATTATTTTTAAATGATAGGATTAGATATTGTGAACAGTAAAACCTTCTGGAACCCATCTATAGTAGAAGATGAATTTAAAGATTTATTTAATTATGTTTTCATAGAGAGCGGAAGTTTATTAAGGCTAGACAATATTATATCCTCTAGGTCATATGCTTTATACTCTATATGCAAAAGCTTATCTGATTTAGATGCAGATTTTGTTGAGTGTGGAACATATTTAGGAAGCTCTGCAGTTTTTATGGCAAGTAATTGTAAAAATAATTTACATTTATTTGACTCATGGGAGGGCGTATCTGATATAACTGAATTTGATAATATGTTATATAAAGATACTAATTTTAAATGTGATGTAGAAAAAGCCAAATCTCTTTTATCAAAATATAGTAATGTAAATTTTTATAAGGGATGGATACCCGATAGGTTTGATGAAATAAAGAATAAAGTTTTTTCTGTAGTTCATATTGATGTTGATCTATATCAACCAGCAAAAGATTCTATAGAGTTCTTCTGGCCTAAAATTATTCCTGGAGGAAAAATGATTTTAGATTTTCACGATGGTAATTCGTATGGGGTAAAAAAAGCTACTTATGATTTTTTTAAGAATAATATTATAGAAATGTATCTAACAGATTTGGCTGTGATAACAAAATGATTAAACCAGCAGACATAGAAAACGCAGGATATTTTGACTATGAAGTGGTTGATGATAATATATTTTTAATAAAAAACTTTTTATCAAATGAAAATCAAAACATTTTATTAAATATAGCAAATTCTTTATCAGAAAAAGATTGGCAAAAATTTGATGATTATCAGTCAGAAGATAATTGGAAAAACAGATTATTTGATCATGGTCAAGACAATATAGAAAGTGATTTAAAGACAAAGGTTGAATCTATATTTTCATCAATGCCAAACCCAAATGCTATGCCTTATAAAATAATTTTAAGACAATTCCCAGGCGGTAGAAT